TTGCTCCCGTAGGTAAAGATTGATTAATACTTAAACCAAGAGAAGTGCTAGGGATATTTTGAATATACCAATGATTAAATGAATCAATTGATAAATCTTCTAATACAACTTCATATCTATCAACAGAAAATCCTGCTGGTATACCAGATATATTAGACCAATTAATTGCAATTGTATCATTATCTGCATTTAGATATTGAATATATCCTGTTGGATAACCTGTTCCAGTTAAAGGGTCAAATGTGCCAGGATCAACAGCAGGAATTGTTCCAAAATGTTTTTGTTGTAAAATAAGACCATCAATACTACTAATTAATGATGTTGAAGTTAAATTCCAAGTAACTTCAGCTCCAACAGTTGATCCGGTTTCACTATCCGGATCGTAATTTAAAAGTAATCTGTAAACATGAGTTCCAGCTATAGAAATATTAGATTGATATGATTCAGAATATTCTAATCTATATGATGTATTTTCTGCTACTTGATCACCAGCAGTGGGATAATCCCCAAGATTTTCAAATATCAAAGTAGCATTGTTAGGAACTAATCGTTCATAAGAATTAGTTCCTGGTATTGGTTGCGAATAAATTTCTGCAAAGAGATTGCTACCAATTACAAATGTTCTATACACTGTACCAGGATCTCCTGATACATTTGATCTGATAGCATTATTTTCTACTATTTCACTGTTAATAGTTACGTATTTATTACCAATTTTTTCATATAGTGTAGGATAATCTTTAATATCATACTGATTTCCATCACAATATAAAAAGTTTTTATATGCATAATGCATAGGTTCATTACCATTACCTTCACCGGTATTTGACCCAGCAGTATTTGTTGAATAACTATCAACTAAAACAGGTACAATGCCTCCTATAGACATATAAGATCCTGATTTATCAGTGTAAAAATTACTATACGTATTTCTGTATTGTGCCATCAGATCTTAATTAAATACTCGGTTACAATGTATGGCTGAATATATTTATCTGCCTTTGGTTCGTTGTTTTTTGAAATAGTAATTTTAGAAACTAATCCACTATCAGCACGAGCAAATGCTGCTCTTGTTTTCATTTGATAAGTATGTGGTTCATCTGATTCAAAATCCATTCTATGCCGATGACTATTTTCTACACCAGTTTCTCCTGTTACTGTAGTAATGTTAGCTACTCCTGATGCCATTTGATTATATGAGTCTGGATCGTTAGATGAAAAAGGAAGTGCGTTATTGAGTTCAGTAGCTAATGTGTAATTAGTTAATTCATCTGAATTTTTAGAGTTACTACCCTGCCCATTATATCCACCAAAACATATACCAAGAATTGTTTGACAATCACATTCCTGAACTAATTCGGGTTTATATGTAATATTACCCAGAGTAACATCATCACCAAGAGAATTATCACCTGAATTACAAGGACCAGGATCTCCCGAGGTAGATAATCTAAAATCAAAAGATTGGTTACTTATCTCTGGACACATAGCAGTGTCTGGCCATAAACAAAAACTAGCAGATGTAAATCCTAAACAACCAGTAAAACATGCTCCATAATACAAATACTCAGTGCTTCCAATTAGTGTCTTAGTTTGATATGAGTTCTTTCCATTTACAGATAAATTAGACCATTGATAATAACATAATGGTTGAGCTGTATTTTGCCACCACTGACATACGTTTAATGAAGATTTTGTTGATACATGATTTCTTTGTCTAGCACCAAAAGTACTGTCATTTCTATCTTTTTGTCTAGCCCTAAATGTTGATGACCTGTGCATGTGTGGTTGAAATCCATTTCCAGATACTTCAATACTAGATGTAAATACACCAGTATCAACTGTAAATCTTGGTTCTCCTCTTAAATCAATAGTTTGAGGAGGAATATAAAACTCTCCAGTATACGAAAGAAAATATGGACTTTCAATATTTTGTACAACATCTAATCCAATACCAGATTTAAAAACATCTTCATTGTCATTATCTTGAACAATAAGATTATTATATAAACCAATATTAGAAGATGAGGTAGCTCTAATGTGCTTATTTCTTAAATCTGGTAGTTGAAATTGTGTATTTGAAACTATCTGACCTTCTTTTAAAAATTTAGTGCCAGATCCTGTTCCCAATACTGTTGCTAATTCTGGATATTCTGTTGCAAATAGCACTCTGCCATCACACCTAAGATATCCTGCAGGAATTAACTCTAAATTACTAACTGCCTTAGGATCATCATCGGTTAACTGTATAGGAAAAGAAATAATTGATCCTGACATCGTTCCATGTTTGGACTTTTCTTTATTATAAAATGCTGGCATTTTAAAAAGCTCTAATAATGTACAACATAATTAATGAAGGAGTGTTATTATTAATTTGAACACTTAGTGCGGTATCTACAGATAATGGTGCAGTTGTTCCGGTAGAAATATTATTAACTAATATAGTTGATGGAACAGATAAACTACCTCTCCCCATTTGAACTTCCATGGCATCATGATTATGAGATTTTAATGCATCATCTGACCACCTTTCTCCAGGATGGTTTAATGTAGTTGTATAAGTATCAGTTACGGCACTATTTATAGGTTGAGACTCACCCGCACCAGGATCATATACAGCATCTGCAACAACTGTTGCTGGCATAGATGCACCTCTATGAAATTCTGGAATATCCGGAGATGCATAATAATTTTTAGCAGAATTATAATATCCTGCAGGTGGAAAAGCACCGGTATGAGAATTTGTTTGAACAGATGTTATAGCACGACTATCATCTTGATATCCAATTTGCGTATCATCAGATGCAGACCAACTCCTAAAAGAAACATACGGTCTCTCATCAACTGATCTAGGTTGAGATGGAATAGCAGGAACTAATGCCATGGCAGCATCAACAACTTGTCGTATACTTCCATCAACTAAAGTCATACCACCATCATTAGCATCAAACCAAGTAATATTTTTAGTTCCTGGTCTAAATCTATGAGCTTCACTAGTATTAGATTTATGTCCAATAGGTGCAATAGCATTATAATTAGTAGAGTCTTTTAATCCACTACCAGGCAAAAATTCCATAATACCATTACCAGCAGCAAATGCAGACCAGAATTGATCAAAATCAGACTCACTAGCTGGTCTATGAGTATGTTCAGGAATATGCTCAATACCTAATTTTCTTGGTATGGTATAAATTGTGTCAAAATAGATTGGTTCATCCATTGTGATACCAGTAATTCTACCAGCAAGTGTAGATGATGGCTCCATTGTAAATGTGATATCAACATCAGATTCAAGAAGTGTAGGTGGTTGTGTAGCATCAGGACCATTACGACCTACATATTGCCCAATTTGTAAAAGATCATTAGTTGAAATTCTAGATCCCTCAATATCAACTAATGCTAATTGATTTAAATTAGGCAATCCAAATTGATCAACATGCCCTAATGCAGCATTCTTATTGTATGGAAAATTATTAACAATTCCAAAATTAGTCCCTAGTATAAAACCAGATCCTGCCTCTGGAAAAGGACCATACTGGTTTCCCAACGTTGCTGCTAAAAGTGGATAATCAGCAGCATTTAATACGGCACTATTTAAGTTACATATAATCCAACCTTTTGGAATATCTTCAAGACGATTACCTCTTCCTGAACCTCCAGACCATGGTACAATGGTACCAATTGGTGCAATTTTACTTGCTTTTACCCTATTGTAAAATGTCATTGATTAAACCTCCTTTAACCACCATCCTTGTACAGAAGAGGAAACAATTGTTCCTTGAGAATCTGTTCCTCCTAAGTAAATCAAAGTAAATCCAGCATTTGCTGTCTGTACTACTAATTCGCCAGAATTATACGGAGTTGTTCCACCTAACCCAATCGTAGTTCCTCCAGAATCTCCTTGAACTTTAGTATTTGGAGTTAATGCTCTAACAATTAACATAGTATCATGACCCAAATTACCTCCAACTTCAATAAATTTTACTTCATCTCCCGTTTGTGGATTTTCAGGTAGATAACAAATCAAGTTTGTTTGATCAGTCACATTTGCAAAATATGTGATGTTAACTTCTAAATTTAAATCAGCAACGTCAGATCCAGAAGAAATATAACGTGCATGTCTTCCACCAGTGCTAGTGTAGAAATCATTAATTCCAAAAGAATCAATAGATTGATCTTTATTAATTACAAAAGAATTTTGACCATTATTTCCTAAATTAGTTACCTCAAATTGTGATGTTTTTGCTGGACTTTCAACAGCTATACCAACAATTTTTAAATTATTTCCAAAAGTTCCATTACCATAAATGTCAACTTGGAATGTTGGATCATTTCCATCAGTTATAACTTCTTCTGGACCTTTAGAAGAGTAAAGTTTAATATCACCTCTTCCAATAATACCAGCATCAAAGGAAATTGTTCCAGAATGATCTGCATGACCATCATCATTGGTAAGATGTAAGATATTGGTTTTACCAACAGAATCTTTAACGGTAATATTACCGCCATACATTGTCAGATCTCTATTGAGAATTAAATCACCATTTGTGGTGGTAATTTGACCACTTTGAATGGTCTCATCCATATTAGTTTTATGAACTTTACCTGAGAGACCACCATTAACTTTAAAATATTCACTTGTTGTACTAGTTACATTGTATATACGAACCCAATTTAAGTAATCAATTTTAGTTTGTACAATTCTCCCATTTTTTATAATAACAGAACAGAAATCAACACCACTACGTTGGCGTGTTTGAATATCAATTAATTCAGATGACTCAGGATGTCTTAGAATTCTTTGAACAGCGGTATTACTGGGTTGATAATCTGTTAATGCATTAGCAGTTGTTCCTTCTTTAGCTGGTAGACATCTTAACAATTTACCTGCAACATCTACTGCTGCAATTTCCATAATTTCAAAATCATTACCAGATATTCCACCATCAGCAAGATCTGTAAGTTCTCCAATTACAATTAAATCTCCTGCAACAAATCTACCTGTA